AGTTATGTTTGTATTATACAATTAATGTTATTGCCCAGGTTCTACGAGAAATGATAGTATAGATAGGGATAAACTACACTCTATCCCCACCTAAATCACATTCACTTAACTAACTGGCTCTATCACCTGCCATGTAGAGTGGTGTAGCGTGATATAATGCTCTGCTTGTGCAGTATGAGTACACTTGGGGGTGAAACCCCCCCATTGATTAGAGTGTGAGAGTGATTGATTCTTTCTCAATCTCTTCCGCACCCTTGCGACGTGCCTCGAATTGTGATGCACTGAGAACTTTAGGATTGTCCTCAAGGTTAAATTGAACGATGTACTTACCGCTCTTCATTTTACCGTAGTACACATCGTGGACACTTGATTCATCTTGAAATGGCATTAACAATTTCATAATCATTCCTTTCGTTTTTAACGTAAATCCGTAATTAGATTTCCGCTTTTTGGGGTATAGGGGGTGAGTATATGGTTGCACTTCAAAATGCTATAATTTTTCTTGTAAATAACCTGGGCATTACAGTATATTAGCTCATGAGATACCTAATCAAGTATAGAGGCGGAGACCCACGTAATCACTGCTGGTATGAAATATCAGATTATGATTATATTCGAGTTGATGGTGATAATTATTTTAAAAAGATAGAGGGTAAACTTAGTGCCGAACAGAAACGCAAAATCGAGAAAGCGGAAAAAAAGGCTGCTGAACGACTTTCTGCAAAAAAATGGCAGAACGCATAACCAAGTAAAAAGAAAAATCCGTAAGGATAAGGAGAAGAGTATAATATGACTATTGGCTTAAAGGATTTAAAGGTACCAGAGGGATTAACAGGTCCCGCTCGTCAACAGGGACTTGATGAGGAAAGGCTGGAAGCTGAACTAATCCGTCGGCAAATTCAAGAAGATGAAGAAGCTGCATTGGATGCTAAGAAAGAAAAAGAAAGAAAAAGCAGGTTAAAAAGAAAGAATAAGAAAGAACTAGATAAGTAAATAGTATATATAGTATATATATATATATATATATTATATAATATATTCATCTATGGCAGAAGCAATGATAATCCTTTCTACACTACCTCTAGAAGAACAAGAAGAAATTCTAGAGCAGATGAGTTTAGGGGAAGACGAGATAGTTTCAATAGAAATAAATGGTGAAGTTTATCGAGTGTCAATTGCAGTTATGGGATTAATAGAAAGCTTACATGAGGAACTTGTAAGATATAGGCTAATGGGTAATGAAAAAGCATAAGAGTATCTAGGTATTGGACTTTAGGAAAATAAAAAATATAAAGTATTACGTCTATGACACAATTGAAGAGTTCAATTCTCATCATAAAGGAGTGAAGCCAAATAAAAATTGGAAAGAGGCAAATGAGGGTGATTGGGTTTACAGTGACGACAAAAGAATTGTCCAACTCTTAAAAGTAAGCAACAGAATACAGCACCCTAACGATAGAAAAAATTATACACATAGTAGGGGATGGGTAAGAACTGTTGTGGGTACATTCTTAAATAATCAAAAATCAAAAATGGATACCTCATTCGAGAATCATCCAAATAGATATACATTTAGCACAAAAATAAAAAATACAAATAAAAGAGTTAAAGAAAGAGAAAATTGCACCAATAAAGAAAAAGAATTTGCTACCCAAATAGTAGTTGGAAAAACAGCTGTAAAAAGTTATATGGCAGCATTTAATGAGAAGGATTCTTCTAAAGCTAAAAAGAAAGCAATTGTGCTTTTAAAACAGGAGCGAATAATGAAAGAAATAGAAAAATCAGTTGGTGATATTGCTACTGAATTAGGAATAGACCATGAATTTGTACTAGGAAGATTGAAATATCTAGTCGATAATAGTGACGATGAAAACATTAGTTTACAATCTTTAAAAGAACTTGGTAAGGCAATCGGTACACTTGGGAATACGACAAAACGAATTGAAACTGGGGTTATTGGTATGTTTCAAGGATTTCAGCCAGACCAAATTGAAGCTGCTAAAAGAAACGTGTTAGAAGAAAAGAATGAGGTCTAATTATGGATATTATATGCCCTTATTGTGCAAGTTCATATGGTAGAAAAAAAGGAGTAGTATATTCCAATAAAGATGGGAAAGTACAAAGATGTGAGTGTTACCATTGTAAAAGGCAATATTCAATTCCATTTAATGTGCCATCAAAAAAGCATTTTCCAAAGATACTATTATTTGACATAGAAACGAGTTTAATGAAAGTTTATGTATGGGGATTATATAAACAATATATTCCACATAATAATATTATAGACGACTGGTTTATTCTTTCTTGGTCTGCTAAGTGGCTTTATGACGATAATGTCATGTCTGATATAGTTACACCAAAAGAAGCAGTAAAGGCTGATGATAAAAGAATATTAAATTCAATGTGGAAATTATTAGATGAGGCTGATATAGTAATTGCACATAATGGAGATAGGTTCGATTTAAGAAAACTTAATTGGAGATTTCTAAATAGCGACATTAAACCACCTGCACCCTACAGAAGTATAGATACATTGAAGATTTCTAGAAAAGAGTTCGCAGCACCATCACATAAATTAGATTTTCTAACTAAGAATTTTAATGTTCATACTAAAATTAAAACTGATTTTCAATTATGGGTTGATTGCATGAATGGAGATAAGGCAAGATTAGATGAAATGTTAAAGTATAACAAACAAGATGTTGTTGCACTAGAAGATGTATATTTAATATTAAGACCTTTCATAAAAAATCATCCAAACTTAGGTGTTCTAATGGATATGGATGTTTGCTCTAATTGCGGCTCTGAGGATATAGAAGAAACGGAATCTGTTTATTTAACATCAGCAAATAAATTTTTAGTTTTCCGATGCAACTCTTGTAAGACTCCATACATAAGAACAAAGAAAAATATAAATGATTATAAAACAAATTATAGGAGTGTGTCTAGATGAACGAAGGAGAATGGAGGGACCCAATGATACCTAATAAAATAGAACTACCTTTGGATGTTGCAATATCTGATTTGAAGAAATACAAAAAAGCACTACCATATAACTTATATTCATTATCATCTAGACAGGTTAATTATTTAAGAAGAATGATGGCTATTATAGAAGGAATGGAATCGCCAGAAAGAATGACAAAGGAGTAAGTTATTAAACATCCTCAAAGACAATCCTTTACTAAGCATGACATGAGAAGAGCAATGACAGGTATGTTTATGAAAATTAAATCACTTGAAATGAAATTAAGCGATATAGATGTTTTATTCGCAGAGTTCGTTGAGTTTATGGAGAAGTCTGATTCGTTTGAGAAATTTTTAAATGGCAAATATAAACAAGAAGAACATAAGTAAAGCAGAGGAAGCTCTGCTAATGGCAAAGAATGACCTCATAGCATTTGGGAAGCTATTTCTTCCTGACGACTTTATGAGGAGTGAAACTCCTGCGTTTCATTATGAGATGGCTGATGCTATTGATGACCCAGAGTGTAAGCAATTAGCAATTATTCTTCCTAGAGGACATGGTAAAACTGTTCTTACAAAAGCAAGTATTATAAAAGACTTTGCTTTCCTAGAGGATGATATGCATTTTTATGCATGGGTATCTGCTACACAAAAATTATCAGTTGGCAATATGGATTATATTAAGTATCATTTTGAATACAATGACAGTATCAAATATTATTTTGGAAACCTAAAAGGTAGAAAATGGACAGAAGAAGATATAGAGTTAAGTAATGGATGTAAACTTATTAGTAAATCAAATGTGGCTGGTATAAGGGGTGGTGCAAAGTTACATAAAAGATATGACTTAATTATCTTAGACGATTTTGAGCATGAAGCAAATACAATCACACATGACGCTAGGTCTAAAAACGCTAATCTCGTTACCGCTGTTGTTTATCCTGCCATTGAGCCACACACTGGTCGTCTTAGGGTTAATGGGACTCCTGTTCATTACGATAGTTTTATTAATAATCTTATTATTAATCACGAAAGGAATAAGAAGAGTAAAGAAGATTTTTCATGGAAAGTTATTACATATAAAGCAATTTTACCTAATGGTGCTCCATTGTGGTCTAGTTGGTTCCCAAAGGATAAATTAGAGGAAAAGAAGAAATTCTATAGAGATTCAGGAACACCATCTAAATTTTATCAAGAATATATGATGGAAGTTCAGTCTGAAGAAGATTCCGTATGGACAAGAAAGCATATTAAATTTTGGGAAGGCTACCATGAATATAACGAAGAAGAAAAGACAAATTTTGTTGTAATTGATGGCGAACAACTTCCAGTCAATATTTTTATCGGTTGTGACCCAGCGACTGATATTGATACTAAAGAAAGTGATTTCTCTGTTATTATGGTTATTGCTATTGATACTAATAACAATCTTTATGTATTGGAATATGAACGGCACAGAAGTATTCCCACTATTGGTGCCAAAAACCCTAAAGGGGAACTTATAGAGAAAAAGGGAGTAGTCGATTATATAATTCAAGCATATAATAAATACCACTGTACTTCAGCAACTGTGGAAGATGTTGCTATGAATCGTTCTATCTTCCAGGCTTTGAATGACGAAAGGAGGCGTATCAATAGATTTGATATAGCTGTCATTCCAGAAAAGCCAGGTGGTACACAGAAAAGAAATCGGATTTATAGCGGTTTAAGTGGTAGATTTAGCATGGGAACAGTACATTTAAGGGAGAATATGTTCGATTTAGAGAACGAAATACTAACTTTTGGACCACGAATGGCTCATGATGACACGATTGAATCGCTTTATTATGCAAGTTTGCACTCTTTTCCACCGAATTTTAGGCAAAATGAGAAAAAAAAGTGGTATAAACCAAAAAGAGCAGCTAAAAGTTGGATTGTCGCATAAAATGGCTAGAATATCATTTAGAATAAGAAAAAAGAAGAAAACTAGAAGAAAAGCGACAGATTTATTTAGATTGCGTTCTAGACGTAGACGTAAGAGAAGGAGAAAAAAAATTGATTAGTATATCTCAGATAACATCTCTTGTAAAAAGAACTTGTTTAAAAATGGGAACTAAATTTGCTTCTGATGACGCAGTTAAGCTAGTTGTAGCAACTGGCATTGTCGAATCTCGATATGAGTACATTAAGCAGATGGGAAATGGTCCAGCTAGAAGTTTTTGGCAGGTAGAAGCCGCAACTGCGGTAGATAATTTAATTCACTATCTTAAGCATCGCCCTAAATTAATGAAAAGATGCGCAGACGCCAGTTTAGTGGATATAAAGCATTGGCAGGATTTTGAGGAACAAAAATGGGAAGAAATACTTGAAAAGAATATCGCTGCAGGTATTGTGCATTGCAGACTAAAATATTGGAGAGTTCCAAGGAGATTGCCTAACTCAATAGAGGGACAAGCAAATTACTGGAAAAAATATTATAACACAGAGGGTGGTAAGGGAGACCCCGAGCATTTTGTTGATGCTTGTTTAAAATATTTAGTATCATGATAAGTATTGATATTGGATGGGTCTTATTAGGTGTTGCTAGTATTTTATTAATAACTGGTTATAAATTAGCAATTTTCCCAAAGAAATGTTGTAGAAAGTGTGGTTGCGCCAATGGCTAGACAAACCAATAAAAGTAAGGCTGGTCTCAATAAACAACTTTGGGATAGGTCTAATAATATATATCGTATTAAATGGCAGACTGTTAGTCAACAAGGTTACGATTTTTATCTTAATGAACAACTGACTTCAGAGGAAAAAGAAGCTTTAAGAGAAGCTGGTATGCCTAATTTTATTATTAATAGGATAACACCAGTTGTTGAGATTATGAGATACTTTGTAACTGCTAATAATCCAAGATGGAAAGCAGTAGGTTCGGAGGGTAGTGACACAGATATAGCACAAGTACATTCGGATATAGCAGATTACTGTTGGAACATGAGCAACGGTAAATCTGTTTACAGTCAGGTCATACTGGATAGTTTGACTAAAGGAATAGGATATTTCTTTATTGACGTTGATAAAGATGCTGATAGAGGAATGGGAGAAGTTGTATTTAAACAAATAGACCCATATGATGTTTATGTAGACCCGATGAGTAGAGACTTTCTTTTTAGAGACGCTGCTTATATATCTATAAGAAAGAATTTATCGAAGAGTCAATTAGGTATATTGTTCCCAGAACATAAATCAAAGATTAATAAGGCTAGTGGCGGCAGCAGTATTCAAAATTATAGTCAAACAGATTTTAATGACTCTGATTCAGTAAGAGTAGAGGATATTACTTCAGCTTTTACTAAAGAGGGTGAAGATGATGAAATATTACCATTCTATGAAACATACTCAAAAACTAAAGTACCTTTATATAATTTAACTTTAAAGATACCTCCATCACCTGAGCAATTAGCAAAAATCAATCAAAGCGTTAAAGTTGCTATGGAAGAATATAGTAATGAGTTACAAGTCGAAGCTAAAGAGAAAAAATTAGCTATTGCACAAAGTATGGAAAATGGTGATATAATAGCTGATAGAGCAGAACTTGAAATTGAAAAAATAGACGAAACAGCATCTAAACAATTAGAGAATTACAGAACAATGTTGATGTCAAAATCTCAAGAGCAACAATCGAAGGTTGAGACACAAATAGTTACAGAAAAACAATTAAAGATGTTAATGGAATCAGCAGATTTTGCTAGTTCTATTGTAGACCAAGTTAAATTCTTTAAGACTCAGATTAAAGTATCTTGCTCAGTTGGTGATGATGTGTTTTTATATGAATATGTTTTACCATATGAACATTATCCGATAATACCAATTCCATATACATACACTGGTAATCCATACCCTATGTCTGCAGTAGTGCCATTAATTGGTAAGCAACAAGAAATTAATAAAGCTCATCAAATTATGATTCACAA